GGGGCTGCCGGTCTCAAGGTCTACGACGAGATTCGACGCGATCCCCACGCTTTCGCGATCCTGCAGAAACTGAAGCTCGAGGTGATCTCTCGAGAGTGGAACGTGGAGCCCGCGTCGGAGAGCCGTCTCGACAAGAAGGCTGCGGCCGAGGTCGAGCGGCAGCTCCGCAAGATCAATTTCGACCGGCTGACAAAGGGCCTGCTGGGCGCTGTCCTAAAGGGCTTTTCCGTCGCGGAGGTGCTGTGGTCCTCCACGTCGCTCGGCTGGGAAGTCGCAGCGGTCAAGGTGAAGAAGCAGCGGCGTTTCCGTTTCACCATGGACAGCGAGCTGCGGCTGCTCACACGCTCCAACTCGATCGACGGCGAACCGGTGCCCGAGCGGAAGTTCATCGTCCATCGCCATTCGATCGATGATGACGACGACGATCCCTATGGGGTCGGACTCGGCTCGGTGCTCTTCTGGCCTGCCTGGTTCAAGCGGCAGGTGCTCGCCCACTGGCTTCGCGGCACGGAGAAGCACGCCACGCCAACGACGGTCATGACCTATACCGGCGCCTTCGACGAGAAGCGCCAGGCGGAGCTTGTCGGTGTCCTGCGCCAGATGGCCAACGACACCGGGCTCGTGATTCCGGAGAGCGTCACGGCCTCGCTGCTCGAATCGAAGAACGCCGGCGGCGGAGACTTTTTCGAGAAGCTTGCGCGTTACCTCGACGAGCTGATGAGCGAGGCGGTGCTCGGCGAGACGCTGACGACAAACTCCGGGGAACGCGGCGCGCGCTCCCTCGGCGAGATCCACAACGAGATCCGCATCGCGATCGCCAAGGCGGCGTCAGACCTAGTCAGCTCTACGATCAAGCAAACGCTGGTTCGCTGGATCGTGGAACTCAACTATCCGGGTGCCGGCATCCCCGAGGTGTGGCGCGATTTCTCCGAATCGGAGGATCTGGACAAGAAGGCGGACCGCGACAAGACACTGCACGACATGGGCTATGAGCCTTCCGATATCGCCTATATCAACGAAACCTACGGCGGCGATTGGGTGAAGAAGCAGGCTGCCGCAAGTCCAACGCTGGGTCAGCCTCAGAACAAGAAGCCCGGCGCAGACCAGGCCACGGCGGCGGTCGAGTTCGCGGAGAATCCGGACAGCGTCTCCGAGCGCGGTCAAAAGACCGTCGAAGATCTTTCGAACCAGCTTGAAACCTTGGCCCAGCCGGCGATCGACGCGATGATCGATGCGATCCGCGCCGAATTCACCGAGGCAAAGGATTACGACGACCTGATCCTGCGTCTGGCGCGGCTCTCTTCCGAGATGGGCGTCGAGGATCTCGCGGCCGCGCTGGAGCAAGGCTCGTTGCTCGCCCAGCTCGAAGGCGCGGACAGCGTCAATGGCTGATCAACTCCCGTTCCAGGAGGCGATCGACTTCCTTGCGGCGAAGGCAAACCTGCCGACGCGCCGGTCTGACGACTTGCGGCACGGCGCCCATGTCAGGGCCTTCTCCGTTGCGGGCGTGACGCGTGACGACATGCTGTCCGACTTCCGCGCTGCCATCGAGCGGGCGCGCGCCGACGGGACCGGCTTCAAGGAGTTCCAGAAGGACTTCGACACGATCGTCGAGCGCTACGGTTGGACGTACTTCTCCCACGGCAAAACCGAGGAGGAGCGCCGCGCCTGGCGCAGCCGCATCATCTTCACGACGAACATGCGCACGTCCTATATGGCTGGTCGCTACAAGCAACTGACCGATCCGGACGTGCTGCGCTATCGCCCCTATTGGCGCTACCTGCATTCCGGTGCCCAACATCCCCGCAAGCTGCACCTGTCGTGGAACGGGCTCGTGCTCAGAGCCGACGATCCGGCATGGAGCGTAATGTATCCGCCGAACGGCTGGGGATGTGGATGTGATGTCGAGGCGCTGTCGGAACGGCAGCTCAGGGCACTCGGCAAGACTGGTCCCGACATGGCGCCGGATCTGCAGCCGTATGCCGACACCGATCCGCGCACGGGACAGACGGAAACACGCTATCCCGGAATTGACCGCGGCTGGGAATACAATGTCGGCCGCGAATGGCTGCACGGGATGGTTCCGATCGAGCTGCAGAAGCCGCTGCCAGCCTACAGCGACACGCCTTCAATGCCGACCCTGCCGCCCTTGCCGAAGGCGCAGAAGGCAGACCCAGCCGATCTTCTACCGATCGACAGAAAGCCGGAGGATTATGTCGCTGCCTTCATGGCCCGCTTCGGCCTGGACGCATCCGAGGCTGGCTTCTACCGGGACGTCTCCGGCGGAATCATCGGCATTGACCGGACGCTGTTCGAACAGCGCAAACCGGATGGGACGGTGATCGGGCTCAAGGCCGGAAAGCGCGGCCGTGGGCAATTCGCCGTGCTACTCGCGGATGCGATCCAGTCGCCCGATGAAATCTGGGTCGATTGGGCGGCGGTCAAGTCCGGCCTTGCCTTAAGGCGGGCTTACCTGAAACGGGTTGATCTACCGGACGGCACCAGCCTGTTCGTCCGATTCGAATGGACGCGATACGGCTGGGCGGCGATCACCGGTTTCGACACATCTGACCAGTACATGGAGAAGTTCCGGCGCGGGGCACTGCTCTACCGGAGAAAAGACTAGGGCACGCCCGTCGGCGGACGTGTCCCGGTCGGATGGTCTACGGAGGGCGCCGACGCCTCGACCGTCCGATGTCTGAAGGTACCACCGATCGGGCGGGGAGACAACGGAGACTGCAATGGCGGCTGCTACCCTGACAATCACGGACCGGGAGGTCAACGATGCGCTCGCACGGGTGATCTCCATCGCCGGCGACGTGACGCCCGCGCTGAAGAACATCGGCGAATATGAAGCGTCCGCGACCAAACGGCGGTTCATCGACGAACGCGATCCGGACGGCAATGCCTGGGCACCGCTCAATCCGCTGTATCGGCAGACCAAGAAGGGACCTGGCATCCTGCGCGGGGAAACCCGCTCCCTGTCACAGATCGTCTGGCAGCTGGCCGGTAGCTCGGAAGTCGAAATCGGCTCGAACGAAGTCTATGCCCGCATTCACAATGAGGGCGGCATCATCGTCCCGAAGAGCGCCGCAGCGCTCGTCTTCTCGATGGGCGGCAGGACGATCATCACGAAGTCGGTGAAAATTCCCCAGCGTACATTTCTCGGGTTCAGCGCCGCCGACACGGACGAAATCATGGACATCCTGCGCGACTACCTGGCGGAAAATTCCGCCGCGGAGTGATTGTCCGTAAGATCGCCATAGAGACGCCTCTGGCGGTTCCGTGGCCATGATGCTAGCCTTGAGGCCAGAAATCGCGTCAGCGGCCTTCAAATCGGCTTCAAAATCGAAGACGCGCCCAAACCATCCCCCTGCATTTCGCTCACCGGCCCGATCGGACAGCCACACACCCTTGCGGCTGTTTCCTCGCGGTGCGTTCCGGCAGTCTGCGGACCATGAAACCGTTCGCCATTTTCCGCACCGGCAGTCACACCACGAGCAAGGGGCAACCGCTCACCTTCGCCGAGACCGACATCGCCGACATTGTCGCAAGCTATGATCCGGCGCTGCATGAGGCGCCGATCGTGATCGGTCACCCCAAGCAGGACGGCCCGGCCTACGGCTGGGTCGGCTCGCTCTCGAACAAGGGCGGAACCGTCTATGCCAATCCGAAGCAGCTGGATGCGACCTTCTCCGAAATGGTCGAAGCCGGCCGTTTCAAGAAGGTGTCGGCCGCACTCTATTCGCCGTCTCAGGCAGGCAATCCGACGCCGGGCCGCTATCACCTGCGGCATGTCGGGTTCCTCGGAGCGGAGCCGCCGGCTATCAAGGGCCTGCCGTCGATCGAGTTCTCCAGCGAGGAAGCCGACACCGTCGTCGAAATCGAGTTTTCGGAGTGGCGGCAGTCGTGGGCCTTCGAGACGGTCGCGCGCATCTTCCGTTCGCTCCGCGATCGCCTGATCGAGACCGACGGCGTCGACGTGGCCGACAAGGTGATCTCCGATTTCGACGTGGACGAACTGGCGAAGACGGCCGTCGAGCTTCGGACGGAGGATCGCCCCAAGGACATCTCCTACTTCTCCGAAACCGAACCAGAGGAATCCGACATGAAAACCGCCGAAGCGCGGCAGGCGGAGCTTGATGCCCGCGAAGCCGCATTGAGACAGCGCGAGACCGATCTTTCGTCCCGCGAGGCAACCTTCTCCGAAACTGAGCGCAAGACCCGTGCGTCCGAGGATGCCGCCTTCGTCGCCTCGGTCGTCGAGGCCGGCCGCCTGCCGGTCGGCCTGAAGGAGGCCGCGACCGCGCTCTTTTCCGAACTCGATGAGGGCGACACGCTGACCTTCTCGGAAGGCGGTGCCGACGTGACGAAGTCGCCGCGCGCGGCCTTCCGGGATCTTCTGGAAAAGCTTCCGGTTCCGGTTGCCACCGGCGAACTGGCGACCGGGGACGGTCCCGACTTCTCTGATCCGGCACACGTCCAGGCCGCGATCGAAACCGAAATCCGCGAAGCCGAGAAGAAGGGCGAGACGATCTCTCCCGCCGCCGCCGCGATGCGGCTCAAGGCCCGGCGCTAAAGGAGAGCTTTGATGAGCAGGATCGTAAAGAATTTCGTGGCATCCGGCGCGATCGGCCACCGCCGCCAGGTGAAGATGTCGGCGACCGACGGTGTCGTCACGCTTGCGACGGCGGCGGCTGACGATGTGATCGGCGTGACCGATTATCCGGGCGGCGTCACCGACGGCCAGCGCATTGACGTCGTGCTGTTCGGCCCTGCCGAGGTCGAAGGCGGCGGTGTGATAACGCCCGGCGACTACTTCGCGGCCGACGCAAGCGGCAAGGCGGTTGCCGCCGCACCGGCCGCCGGCACGAACAACGGCGTGGGCGGGCGGGCGCTCGTCAACGTCGCGGCCGGCGACTTCTTCGTCGCCTTTATCAATCCGACCCGTATCCAGGGCTGAAGCCCGTAACTTGAGGAGTATACCCAATGCGTGGCCAGCCCTTTCCCGTCGATCCGGTCCTTGTCGGCATCGTCCAGGCGTACCGCAATAATGCGTTGATCGCCGATTCCGTGTTCCCGCGGCTCAATCCGGCCCTGCCGCGCGAGCAGTTCAAGTGGTGGAGGTTCGACTTCGGGCAGTTCATCACGCTGCACGACACGAAAGTCGGTCGCAAATCGGAGCCCAACACGGTCGAGTTCAACGCCGAAGAGGTCGAAGACCGGACCGAGGACTACGGCCTCGACGACGTCGTTCCCGTCGCCGACAGCAACAATGCGCCGGCCGGGTACGACCCGCGCGCCTTCGCGGCGCAGAAGCTGATCGACCTTGTGCTCCTCGACCGTGAGGTCCGCGTCGCCAATAAAGCATTCGATGCGAACCAGTATGGTGTGAACAACAAGGAGACGCTCGCCGGGGCATCCAAGTGGAGCGATGCGGCCAGCCAGCCGATCGTGGCGATCGCTGAGGCCGCGGACAGCATGGTCATGCGCCCCAACAACATGGTGTTCGGTCGCAGCGCCTGGACGACGCTGCGCACGAACCCGAATGTCCTGCGGGCACTCACTCCCTCCGGTGCGGGTGACGGCTACGCCAACAGGCGCGCTGTCGCCGACCTGCTCGAACTCGACGAAATTCACGTCGGTGACGGCTGGGTGAACATCGCCAAGCCGGGGCAGCCGGTGGCGCGGCAGCGCGCCTGGGGAGACAACGCGCTGCTGTTCTACAAAGCAGCACTCGCCGACAGCGTCTCTCCGCAGCCGACCTTCGCCTGGACGGCTCAGTTCGGCGGCCGGGTCTCCGGATCGATTCCCGAGCCGAAGATCGGCCTGCGCGGCTCCGATCGTGTTCGCTCCGGCGAAAGCGTGAAGGAAGTCATGGCCGCTCCGGACCTCGGCTACCTCTTCACCGATATCACCTGATCTTCTCCTGGAGGGCGACGACTACGCCCGGCGCGAATGCCGGGCGGATTTTCCGAAGGGGATCGGCCGCGATCCTCTTCGCAAGATCCGAAAGGAAGAACGATGGTCAAGAAAATCACGAAATCCAGTGCGCCTCTCGGCGAGACACAGGCTGAAGGCCTCTCGATAGTGGCGCAGGATGATGCCGTTTCGACGGCATCGGGGCCGGCGGGCGGGAACGGGCCTGCCGGCGACGATACTCCCGAGAGCAGTGGGGCGGAAGGCGGGGACGGCAATGTGGCTGTCCCCGCCGGTGACACTGCCCCGTCGGCGGAGATGACGGATACCACCGCGAGCGATGGCGGCGATGCTGCCGGACAGGCTTCGGCCGAGCCGGTGAAACCGCAGGCAGGAGACGAACCGACACCCGGCGCCAGGTCGGACGCGGACAATGTCTCGGCCAACCCGGACGCGGAAGCATCGGCTTCCGGGGCAAATGCTACACATGAAGAAGATCCGAACGAGCTGCGCGTATTCGATGTCGTCTCTCCCATCCGCTTCGACAATGTTCGCTATCCGGTTGGCTCCCTGATCCAGTTGACGAAAGCCGGCCACCGGCAAGCTGCCAAGTGCGTGGCCGGCGATTGGGATGACGGTCTTCGCAACATCTGGAAGGATTGATCCGTGTCCTACGCCAGTCTCGCCGATCTCGTAGCGCGTGCCGGGGAAGACGAGATCCTGCAGGTTGCCGATCGTGACGGCGACGGCCTCGCCGATGCTGACGTAGTAGCCGGAGCACTGGCTCATGCGGACAACATGGCGAACGGCTATCTG